GGCCATTAAAACCCGCTTAGAGCCTTTTTTTTGCCTAGGGTATATCTACTATGCTTAAAACCACAAAAACCGATTCTAGGGCTTTTAAATCGATCTTGGGAAAGTGAGCGCTCACTTCGCAAACACTTTCAAAAAAACCCTGATTTTTACGTCAGGGAATTTTTAGAAGTGCTTTAAAGGTTATCTGCTAGCAGCCAAACCTCGCATTTATATTTGTAAACCCATTCAGAGTTATCAAATGGTTTGATTGTCAAAAAGGTTTTACAGTTTATTGTGCAAACTGAAATTTTGATAACTTCGCCTAATTTGGCTGGGTCACAATCATAAGCAATGATGCTGCCGATTTTCATGGTTTTACATCCTCTAATTCACACCAGTTTTCAATTGCCATTGTGCCCGTGCATAAAGTAGAGCGCAGACAATCAAGAGCCATTTGAGCATGATAAGTATTGAATTCAGGGCTTTTTAAGTATGCTTCAAACGTGGTTAAAGCACCAAAAACTGAATTAATATCATTCAAACCCTCATAAACCATCCATTCATTAATGATCTTTGGGTGTCTTTTGTCTTTTGTTTTTGCCTTTATCATGCCGTCACCTCTTCACATTGACCGCATTGACTCTTAAACTGAGATGCATATTTTTCCATCATTGCATACTCTTTAAACTCCCACTCTTCACCGCACTCAGGGCATGAGTAAACCCAAAACACGTCAAACCCAATGGAGCAAGCTATACATCCAACCCAGTCTTCGTCCCAAACCCAGACATTCCCTGAATTTTCATTCAGTCCCGCTTGCGTGTAAGGTGAAGTTGACAATCCAGCTTTATGAATGGCGGTAATACAATCAGCCAAACGCTCAAGATCTGCGCCTTGAAATTTCTCAAAAAGTGAAGTTTTATCGTTACGTTTCATGTTTACACCTTTAAATTAAACTGTTTCAGGGGTTTCTACAGGTTTTGTAGAGGGCAATAAGCACCATAAAGGCACTTCAGGCTTGCCATATTCACGGCAAGGCATAAGAACACCCACAAAGTGATCGTCCATCTGAGGAAAACCAACAAGTGCTGACTGACTTCCCCTTTGCAAAATTTGAGGAATTTGACGTTTGCCGTAGATTTCCTCTGATGCATCTACAAAAACAGAAACAAGATCAGGGTTAAAAGTAGAAGGTTTAATGTCCTCTTCCTTTACATCCATTGGAATGATTCGATCAGTATCAGGAAACTTTGCGTCACATGCTGAGAATCTGGTGGTTGACTCATTGTCAATACACTCTACTGCTAAGCCTTCAACGGAAAAGAAAAGCAAGTCTTCTGATTGTTTCTTTGTTCCTTTGAGCTTTAGAAGTGCCTCAGATGGCAAAATGACGCTTTGCTTTGTGTCTGACCTTGTGTTAACGATAAACAAACGCCCCATGATGTGCCCGTTTGTTGCTTCGATGTAAGTGCCTCTAAAGTCACGAACGACATTGATGCCTTGCAAATAGTAGCGAATGTCTTTTTTTGCCGTTAAATGCAACATTGCACGGATGTCTTTGCGTTTAATTGAGAATTTCATTGTGTACACCTATTAAAAAAAGAAAAGAAAAGAAAAGAATCAGGGCAGCAATACGTCAAAGTATGCAAGCATGAGGGCAATGGCGGCACAAAACAGCACAATGCCAAACAAAGCTTCAAAGAATACAGTTTTCATGCCATCACCTCTTGAATGTCATAGGTTTTGCAAACAAAGGAATAACCCAGAGCTTGAATACGTTTGAGATTTGCAGAGGTGAGTGTAGATGTGCCAGCAATAGAAGCAAAGAGCTTTGCTTGATCGCATAAAGGGTATGCAACGACATTGCCGTAAACCCGTTTGATCTCGATTTGAATGGTTTGCATAGTCTTAACCCAAAATCCATGTGTTGCGCTTTACATCACGATAAACGCTAGAAGCAAAGGCAAAAGCAGCAAAACCAAAGAAACCCGATGAAATCAATGCACAAAGGGCTAAAACGTCTGCATTGTAGGAATACAAGCCCAAAGCACACACAAGCTCAATGATGCAGCCAATTGCCATAAAAAGAGCCAATGGTGCTTCTGAGTAGATGCGGAAAATGCGGGAGAGTTTTTTCATGTTGACACCTGTTAAGTAGATACATTCCGATTGAATGTAAGGAAAGTATAGCAATGAAAAGTAAAAAAAACATAGGGACAAACCCTTAGATTGTGTTTGATTTTGTAGCCACAATTGAAAAAAAGAAAAGAAGGGATAACCCATCCCATGTGCTTCTCTTCATGTAAGGGATAGACAAAGGGATATAAGAGGATACATAAGGGGAAGGGATAGACTAGGCATTGATAGACCTAGATTGAAAACCTTTATAGAGAACACATAGAGAAACCTTTTAGACACCCTTACACCTACACTCTTTGCGCTCATGAGACAGATAGTTATAAATCATAACTAAATGCCAACCTAGGGTTTACCCTATGCTGTACGGATCCACAGTAGGGTTTACCCTATTAGGGTTTCTACCTAGGGGTTTACCCTTAATGGTTTCTACGTAAGGGTAGGGTTTACCAGTAAGGGTTTACCCCCCCTATCGATAAATGGAGGGGGCGCTGTGGCAGGGGAGATTCATACATATCCCCCTATCGATTAGAGCTAAGACCCCCACCCACCCCCTATCAGGAATAAAAGAGTCCTCCAAAAAATTTTTTTATAGTTTAGAATTTGTAGACATTAAATCAAGGAGAAGATATGGCGGGATTTCCTATGAGGAGAGCGTTGGAGAAGAAGATAGAGAGTCTGGGAGGGATAGAGTTTGTTACTGCCCACATAAGCCAAGGAATGACAATTGGACGCTTGGCTGAGTTCATAGAGTGTTCTAGACCTATGTTGTCTTTCTGGATAAACCATACTGATGAGCGAAGAGATGCGGTCCTGAAGGCGAGAAAGCTAAAGGCTGAGAAACTTGCTGAAGAGGCTCTAGAGATTGCAGATGAGGCTGATGAGACATCTAACAGTGGTGTTAACAAAGCTCGACTACAGGTCGATACCCGTAAGTGGATGGCATCTAAGCTTGACCCTGAGAACTATGGAGACACTGCTAAAACCCAAGTAAATATCTCTTTGGGTGATCTACACCTCCAGGCTCTAAAGCACATGGGTAAGGTAGAACCCATAACCTTGGAAAACAATGAATAACCCCTTTATCCAGTTCATCACCCTTTATAGGGCTGATCCTGTTCTTTTCGTCAAAGAGGTCCTTGGAGTAGAGCCTGATGAGTGGCAGCAAGACTTCTTGAACGCTGTAGCTTCTGGTGAGCGGAAGATTAGTATTCGTTCTGGTCACGGAGTTGGTAAGTCAACTACTGCTAGTTGGGCTATGTTGTGGTTTCTACTTACTAGATATCCCGTCAAAGTAGTGGTAACCGCCCCTACTTCTGCCCAACTTTATGATGCTTTGTTTGCTGAATTGAAGAGATGGGTCAAAGAACTACCCCAACCTATCCAAGAGCTACTTGATGTCAAACAAGAGAGGATAGAACTTAAGGCAAGTGCGACTGAGGCGTTTATCTCTGCTAGAACGAGTAGAGCTGAACAACCAGAGGCTCTACAAGGCGTTCACTCTGATAATGTCATGTTGGTAGCAGACGAGGCTTCTGGTGTTCCTGAAGCGGTGTTTGAGGCCGCTGCTGGTTCTATGTCTGGTCACAACGCTCTAACCATCCTTCTGGGCAACCCTGTGAGGTCATCTGGCTTTTTCTTTGAGACACACAACCGACTAAAAGACGAATGGTGGACTAGAAGAGTCTCTTGTCTGGACTCTACCCGTGTCAGTAAAGAGTATGTTCAGGACATGAAATCCCGCTATGGCGAGGAATCTAATGCTTACAGGATTCGTGTTCTAGGAGAGTTCCCCCGTAGTGATGATGACACCATCATTCCTATGGAACTACTTGAATCTGCTAAACATCGAGACACAAGAGCCTATGAAGATGCTCCTATAGTCTGGGGACTAGACGTAGCTAGGTTTGGTTCCGACTCGTCAGTTTTGTGTAAGCGGCAATCTAACGTGGTTCAGACTCTTGAGAGGTGGAGGAATCTGGACTTGATGCAGTTGACAGGTGCTGTGGTGGCTCAATACGAGGCTTGTGACCATAAGAATAGACCTGCTGAGATCTTAGTTGACTCTATTGGTTTGGGAGCAGGTGTTGTTGACCGACTCAGAGAATTAAAACTTCCTTGCCGTGGAATTAACGTGTCCGAAAGTCCTGCCATGGGTGGGACTTATTTGAATCTAAGAGCAGAGTTATGGCACAAAGCCAAGGCTTGGCTAGAGAAAAGAGACTGCAAGATCCCTAATAACGAGGATTTAATCGGAGAACTTGCAACTGTAAGGTACACCTTTACTTCTAATGGCAAGATAAAGATTGAATCCAAGGACGATATTCGCAGGAGGGGATTAAAATCTCCTGACATGGCTGATGCTTTTGTGTTGACATTTGCCTCCGATGCCGCCACCATCTCATGGGGATCAAACAATTCATGGGGTAAACCTATTAAAAGGTTAATCCGAGGACTTGTCTGATTGCCGTTGCCACTTTGAGCTACCTAATAAGTAGCTCTTTTTTTGTTTAACACAATATGTTACTATTGAGCAACCTTTCTGGAGATTTCTATGAAAATGGACGATGCTGCTAAAAAAATTGGCATGGTAATGAAAGAATACAAAGACAAGAAGCTCAAGTCTTCTTCTGGTCAAAAGGTTAAATCCCGTGACCAAGCTGTCGCTATCGCAATGAGCGAAGCCCGTGCTATGCCCAAGCGTGGATCTAGAACCGCTACCAATCGGAGCAAGAAATGAAACAAGGTCTCTATGCCAACATCGCAGCTAAACGTGAGCGCATAAAGGCTGGCTCCAAGGAAAAGATGCGTAAGCCTGGCACTAAGGGCGCTCCTACTGCCAAAGATTTTAAACAAGCGGCTAAGACTGCTAAGAAAAAATGAGTGCGGCTTGGACTCGCAAAGAGGGTAAGAACTCTAAGGGTGGTCTTAATGAAAAAGGCCGTAAGTCC